GTTTTGCGATCTTCAACGATGCCCACATGGGGCTTATTCGCCCGACTCGAGCCATCCTCGTGGCGTTGTGCGAGGGGTAGGGGGATCCGGATCTCTACCGCGCTCGGGTTCCTCAGCGGGCGGGGCCCTTCGCGCGCAAAGTTTCCGAATCAAACAAGGTATTGACCCCAGCGCTCGTGATCCAGGGGGTCGGCTTGCCAGTTAGCTTTAGTCGGTTACTTCAGTTTCCTCAACGAGTGTAACGTGGAGGACATCAGGGTCGGGGTCTTCCATGTGCTCCCAGTTTTTCGGCGGGGTTGACAAAACAGCCTTTGTTGAGCGGATGACGAAATATCCGAATGTTGCGTTACCTCCTGCCCCCACAACAACTCCAAGCGTAAGGGGTAGCTGCTTGCCGAGCACGAGGACACCTTGTTTGGTGCCATATTTAGTGATGAATCTTGGACCCAGAACTTTGTTTGCGGTGTTGATGGCGCTCATCGGGATCTTGTTGATGATCTTTGCGCTCCAGAACGGGATCGTCTTTTTACCAAGAGCTTGAGTGACTGTGGTCGTGGCGGAATTGCCAAGAAGAGCAACAGTCACGAGAAATCGACGTCGTTCAAGGTCTTCGACGTGGACTCCGTAGATTTCCGCAAGTGCCAACACATACAGAACTGATGCCTCAAGAAACGCGGCTAAATCCGCGATGGCTACTGGAATCTGAACGAATCCGTTGGGGACAACCGACGCCATTCCAGTCCCGGTCCCCGACGCAGTCACCGTCGCTATGTATGTCTTGTTCAGGTAGCTCACCAGCTCCTCAGGCGACTTATCCGGGTGAACACGTCGTAGGCGCTGAACCATCTCGAGAGCAAGAGGTTGTTGCGTCGATATGGCTGTATCGAACGTACTGGACACGAACCTCTTTAGGGCAGCGATGTCGTATTTGACCTCTTTCTCGCTACCTCCATAATCTGTCATGGCAGTACGCTCCTTTGTGGTCTAATCGCGAGTACTCCCTCTCGACCCGTGATCTCGGGAGAGAGCGGGCGCTGCTTTGACGCTCGCGTTCAATCAGTTTACGTCTGCCGGTAAACAACGGCCCCTCGAAAGGAAGCGCGTAGTGGCAAAGGACGGTACTAACCGAGGTGGGCGCCGGGTTAGGGCTGGCGCGAAGCCAGATGCTTTGAATGACAAGCTCCAGGCTGGGCGTCCGGCAACAAGGATGAGTGTTCCTGATCTTGACCCGTTCAACTTTGAGGGTGTGGATGTTGGGGATGGTGCGATTCTTGCGGGTGAACCCATGCCCGAGCCGTCTGGCTATCTGAGCGCTGAGCAGCGTGATGGTAAACCGCTGGGCGCGGACCTGGTTTACCGAGAAACATGGGACTGGCTGGATGCTCGTGGCTGCACGACCTTTGTCGCTAAGCGTCTGATTGAGGCGTACGCGCAGTCTTTCGCCCGCTACGTCCAATGCGAGGAAGCGATCTCTAAGTTCGGTCTCCTCGGCAAGCACCCCACGACGGGCGCGGCGATCGCGTCCCCGTTCGTCGCCATGTCGCAAAGTTTCGGCAAGCAGGCGAACGTTTACTGGTATGAGATTTACGAGATCGTCCGCGCCACCTGCACCACCGATTTCTCTGGTCCAACGCCGGGTGACGACATGATGGAGAAACTCCTCCAAGCCCGCAGCTAGTCCCCGCGCTTCATCTTTTTCTCTTGCAGCATCCCGAGTCTGGGGTGCTGTTTTTGTTTGCCCCATGTTTTCAACCATTGAAAGTGAGAACCCCTCTGATGCCTATAGTCAAAACCAGTGAGGCCACCTGCGTTGGTCATCCCGACAAACTGTGTGACCTGATCGCTGACCGGGTCCTTGACGACATCCTGTGGGAGGACAAGACCGCGCGCGTCGCCGTCGAAGCATTGGCCGCAGGGCGCACGATCACGGTTGCTGGGGAGATCACCACGAGCGTGCGCCCCCGTATTCGAGATTCTGTTCGGCAAGCGTTGATCAAGGCTGGGTATGAGCCGTTCCGGTTCAGTATTCGCGTGCGGGTGCGCCGCCAATCCCCAGACATTTCGGCTGGGGTCACCACGTCGTTGGAGGCGCGCGGCGGGGATGAGTCAGCGTTCGCTTTGCAGGGCGCTGGCGACCAAGGCACCGTCTACGGCTACGCCACTTCGGAAACGAAAGAAATGCTGCCGCTACCTCTGGTTTTGGCCCACGACATTTGCAGGCGCCTCGACAAAGCCCGCCAAGATGGGCTGATCAAGGGCATCAAGCCGGACGGGAAAGCCCAAGTCAGCGTCACTTACGACAGCGCTGGCCGCCCGGTCGAAGTGTGCGCGGTCGTCGTGTCGGTTCATCACGACGCGAAGAAGGACCTGTACGAGTTGGCGCGCGAGGTGAAGACCCTCGTCATCGGCCCCGCCTGCGAACCCCACCTCCCCATCGCAGGCAATGCTCACGTCCTGGTGAACCCGTCGGGGAAGTTCACCATCGGCGGGCCAACCGCGGACACGGGACTCACGGGCCGCAAGCTCGCTGTCGATACGTATGGTGGTTTGGCTTCTCATGGTGGTGGCGCGTTCTCCGGGAAGGACGCCTCGAAGGTTGACCGGTCCGCGGCCTACATGGCACGCCTCATCGCCAAGACAATCATCACGGCGGATTTGGCTGAGGAAGCAACGGTCGCGATCTCGTACGCGATTGGGAAAGCAGACCCGGTCGCTTTCAGCGTCGACACCGCCGGATCAGGCATGTACGCGGATGCTCTGTTGACGAAGGCCGCAAGCGCGGTTTTCCCGCTCCGCCCCGGAGCGATTGTTGACGCTTTGGATCTGCGCGGCCCCGGCTTCGCCCGCTTCTCTACCTACGGGCATTTCGGTGATAGCGGGGCGTGGGAGAACGAGTACAAGTACAAGCGCCAGTTGGAGAACGAGGTGAACCACCTTGCAAATGCAGCTAGAAACCATACCGATTGGTGATCTGACCCCGGCGGACTACAATCCCCGCAAAGAACTAAAACCCGGGGATCCGGAGTTCGACAAACTCAAACGCTCCCTCGACGAGTTCGGTTACGTCGAACCAGTCATCTGGAATAAGACCACCGGCCGCGTCGTCGGCGGCCACCAAAGAATCACCGCCCTCAAAGCCCTCGGCTATGAGGGTGTGGACTGCGTTGTCGTCGAGTTGGACGAGACCCGCGAGAAAGCCCTGAACGTTGCGCTCAACAAGATCAACGGTGAGTGGGACCAAGACAAACTCGCCCTCCTCATCGCCGACCTAGACGCCAGCGACTTCGATGCAGAGGTGACCGGGTTCGACGATGAGGAAATCCAGGCCATGCTCGGCTCCCTCGACGAGACCGAGGTCGAGGACGACGGGTTTGACCTCACCGCTGCCTTAGAAGAAGCAGCGTTCGTGGAGCGCGGCGACATCTGGACCATCGGACGACACCGCCTCGTCTGCGGCGACGCCACCCACCCAGATGACGTTGAAGCGTTGATGGGTGGGAAGAAAGCGAACCTGGTTCTCACCGACCCGCCCTACAACGTCGCCTTCGAATCCTCAGACGGGCTCAAAATCGCGAACGACAAAATGCAGGCAGACTCGTTCTACGACTTCCTCCACAAAGCGTTCACGCAGATGGCTGCCGCGACTGAGAAGGGCGGGAGCGCTTATGTGTTTCATGCGGACACGGAGGGCATGAACTTCCGCCGCGCCTTCGTCGACGCAGGCTTCCACCTCTCGGGCTGTTGCATCTGGGTGAAAAACTCCCTCGTCCTCGGACGGTCCCCGTATCAGTGGCAACACGAACCCGTGTTGTTTGGCTGGCTTGGGAAGGGGAAGCATCGCTGGTATGCGGATCGGAAGCAGACCACGGTGTGGAACTTCGACAAGCCCCGCAAAAACTCAGATCACCCCACGTCTAAGCCGCTCGATTTGTTGGCGTATCCGATTGGGAACTCCACCCCGGCCAACGCGATCGTCCTCGACACCTTCGCCGGTTCCGGATCGACATTGATGGCGTGTGAGGCGACCGACCGCATCTGTTACGCGATGGAACTCGACGAAAAATACGCCAGCGTCATTTTGCGCCGGTACGCCGAGCACACCGGAGACTCTGCAGGGATCACCTGTACTCGCGGTGGTACGGAGTACGCGTATTTGGATTTGGTGCGCGAGGTCCAACGGGCAGGCGAGTGAACGAAATCCCTTGAAAACACTGGGGTTTCCGGCTTGCTATCTGTGCCGGGTAGAGCGTGTATGTACATGACCAAAACCCCCACGCCCGGTGGGAAGACTCGGAAGGAGCCGGTCATGAAAACCCTGTTCACCCCAAACGCCAAGCAACCCCGCAAGCACCTAGCCCAGGTGATCGGCACGATCCTCGGTGGCACCAAACCCACGTATCTTGGGGCGCCGTCAATGGCCTACCAAATCGGTCCAGTCACCCTGACTCGCGACTGGACCGTCGCCTGGCCCGCAGGCCTGCCCGCGCGGGACGTTGACCTGATTGAGGCGGTCGCCGCCCAGGAAGGCTACGAACTCACCCGAACAGGCCAACCCGAAAACACCCTCGGGGACGCCGCCTCGGAGGCCCCCAACGAATCCTCTGGGGAAGCCGTTCGGGAAGATGTGGGGTTGACGCTGGTGTTCCCGACCACCGGGTGGGATGAGCGCACGCAGGCGAACTTGGTGGCGATGCTCGCCTCCAAACGCGCCCTCATCGGCAAAGCCCTGGGCCTTCCCGTGCTGCCGGTGGAGTTCACCGAAGACCAGGTTTCCTTCCCCTGGTTCACAAGGATGCCCGAACCGGAAGTCGCCGAAGCCGTCACGCAACTGCTGGCCGCGATGATCAACGCTTCGGAAAAGGCCAGCCGCGTTTCACCCAAGCCACCAGCGGGTGGCAACGAGAAGTACGCGATGCGCTGCTTCCTGCTCCGGTTGGGGTTCATCGGCAACCAATACAAACCCGCCAGGCGCATTCTGATGGGGAACCTTGAAGGAAACGCTGCGTGGGCCAACCCACCCGCGCCACAAGCACCACAGGCCCCCGAGGTCGTGGCGGTAACAGCATGAGCGCCAAGCCCGGGCAACGCGTCCGCCTCGCCTACACGTCGGATCCGTATTCCGATTTGCCCGCGGGTAGCGAGGGCACCGTCATGTTCGCTGACGCCCTCGGCACCGTCCACGTCCGTTGGGACAACGGCTCCACATTGGGCCTCATTCCCGGCGAAGACAAATGGGAGGTCACACCGGATAGCAACACTGAATCTAGAGATGTAGACCGCTAGAAAACGTTGCAAATACAGGGCAAACCGGCTGGATAGTGTGCGGAACCTATGGCTGTATGTACACAAGCAAACAAGCCAAGAGGAGCAGAAAATGAACACCATCGAAACCCTGGAAAACCAGATCGCCACCCGCACCGAAATCAACTCGCCCTCAGTGATTTGGGCCTACGTGGTCACCAAAGAAACCGGGAACCAACACCTCGACTTCTCCGAGTACATTTCCGACACTGACCTGCCGGGCCTGACCAAAGAGCTCGACGCCCTCGGAGTTACGACCTTCACGGTCAGCGCCGGTCACACGGGCATGGCGGCCTTCCTCCAGGGAATCTGCCAGCAAGGCTGGAACCTGACGGGAATCACCAACGTGAAAGAACGGTTCGTGGACATCCTCACCGGGGAACGCCGCGAGCGCCCCGCCTTCAAACTCGAACGCAACTGACCGCCCCTTCACCCCCGAGAAGCCACCCCCCCCCAAAGAAGGGGTGGTTTTCCCGCGTCCACCACCGTCAAAACCAGGGCGAAACCTTAGAGACATAGACCGCTAGAAAACGTTGCTATTACTGGGCAAACCGGCTGGATAGTGTGGCGAACCTATGGCTGTATGTACACAAGTAAACAAGCCAAAAAGGAGCACACGACAATGAAGATTCCGACCTTCCAAGACACCTTCAACCGGTACGTCGAATGGAGCATCGAGCACCAGGAAATCCACCGCGAACTCAGCAAGTACTGCCGCAAACTCGGCCTGGACTACGACGAAGTAGTCGAGCACATCAGCCGAGAAATCGAAGCCAACCGGTCAATCTAACAACCAACAAAAAAGGGAGCCACACGGAAATGAAAACCACCAGCCACAAGGACGCCTACCAGGGAAGCCACTACACGATTTGTGGTGCCGGAGGCGACCTAAACGAATGGGTCGAGGGCTACAACAAACTGCTCGCCGAGGAAGGAATCGGCACCCCCACCTACTGGGCGCAGACCACTGGGGAGAACATCAACAACTACGCCGCCACCCACGGCACGGTTACCGACCCGTTCCCCGCGGACCTGACAGTCCTGACCTTCCCCCTCGAAGGCCTCCACCTCGGCAAACTCGCCTTGTTCCGCCTGCGCATGGAAGACCGCTGGTTCGACGACATCATCGACAACATGACCACCACCGAGGAAAACAACTAACGGCAACCACCGCACCGAGAAGCCACCCCCACGAGGGTGGTTTTCTCTCGTTCACATGCCTGAAAGCAAGTCGATTCACCCTCGATTCCTAGTGGTGTAGACCGCTAGTTTTCGTTGCTATTACTGGGGAAACGGGCTGGATAGTGTGCGAAACGTATGGCTATATGTACATACGCAAACAACAGCGGAGGAGCCAAGAATGCGAAACAACGAAGAGACCTACACCTGGACCGCCGAAGACCTCCAGGGCCACGTTGACCGCTGCTACGGGACGGTCCTGCAGCACGGAGACCACTTCCTGGTTTCCGACCTAGTTTGGAAAAAAGGCGAGGGGCAAGTGAACGACGCGAGCGTCTACCGCCTCGCCGAACAGCCCATCCCCGGGGTGCTTTCCACCTCCCGGTCGGCCATCGAATGCAAACTCGAACTGGTCACCCACGCCCGGCAGTCTTTCAAGGACGCGGGTCACGCCATTGCCTGGTGCCTCACCCAAATCTGAAACCACCTTCGAGCCAAGGAGCAAGAGCAATGCGAAACCTCTACACCCCAGCCTGGAAGCCGACATCCGCGAGGCATGCGAGAACGCCGGGGCCGCAGAGCCCTTCCACAACCGAGATGACATCCTCGAAACGACCCTGGAAGACGGGGAAACCAAAGTGGTGTTCGTTCCCGACGAAGCCCTACGGCTGGTGTTCCAAACCCATGGGAAGCTCACCGGCAGTGTTGCCCTCAAAGGCCACATGGAAAACCCAGTGATGATCGCCCTGATCCTGGAAAACGCGAACATCTAAACCACCAAGGCAACCAACCCCTCAGCCAAATGGCTCAGGGGTGTTGCTCTTATCCGATGCCTTTATTGAAGCGCGAAAGTAGTGGAGGCCACGTCGTATGAGGACTCCGAGAAGGGCTCAAGGATGACGCTTCCACCGTATTCGGCTCCTTCGAACATGAAGGAGAACGTCCCAAACGCACCGTTTGCCAGTTGGTTCGGACCGTCGTACATGGTCGATTGTGACTGGCGCCCGTCTGGGGCCATGTATGTGGCCGAGAGCCACAGCCCTTCCGAAGACGACTTCACGTCGAACACAGCAACCACATATCCGCTGATGGACTTGTACGACGCGATTAGAGTCGCCTCTCCGATGTCTCCTAACGGCTGAGCTTCGCCGCTTCCCATCGAGATTCGCCCTGCCAGAGGCTCGCCACCCGCGTCAAAATCTGCGATCTTGTCGCCAACGTGCTGGATGTTCGTGTACTCCGAGCAAGGGTCTCCTGAGTTTAGGCTCTCGGCGCACATCTCGAAGCCACCATCAATCTTGTTGACTGTGCTTTTCTCAGAAGAAAACCCTCCGTCGCGAGCAGCCTGGTATGTGGCCGCCAGGTACGTAGCGTAGGCAAACGCGTTCGAATCGGGCGCTGCCAGTGCGGCTGCCTCAGCTGCGACTTTGGGGTCACCTGTTGCTAGTTTGTCGAAGTACTCCTTGATCTCAGCTTCCGAGGGGCCCTCCGGTTCCTCCTGCGCCTCGGACTGTGGTTCAGCAGATTGAACCACATTCACGGTGGCATCCTCAGCCGGGGTCGATGCTGGAGTGCCTGAGCAGGCACCAAGGGACGAAGCACCAAGCATCGCAATAACGGTTAGGAGCATGAGTTTTCGCATGTAGTCGACTGTACGCCAAAGATTCAAGACTCGCCCTGACTTACGTGACCGCAAAAGGTGCGCTCGACGGGCGGTGGGTCCGCCGTTGGGTGCCGAGCCAGGGACGCGACCGACTGTCGCATATCGGTTTGTGTCAGCCGCCGCCACAGACGCTGTTTCGAACTCAAGGAGTGAGTGCGCATGACCTTTCGCAGCGCAACCCGCTACCAGCCAACCCGGTTCATGGCTGAGGGCTCCCACTACGACGCTCGTCGCGCGGATTACGCGGTGGCGTTCATCCAGGCTCTGAAGCACACGAAGGGCCGGTGGGCGGGGAAGAGCTTCGATTTGATCGGATGGCAGGAGAAGATCATCCGCGACCTGTTCGGCACCCTCAAGGCCGATGGCTACCGCCAGTTCACCACCGCTTACGTGGAGATACCCAAGAAGCAGGGCAAAAGTGAACTCGCCGCCGCCATCGCACTGTTGTTGACGTGCGCTGATGGTGAGGAACGTGCCGAGGTTTATGGGTGTGCTGCTGACCGTCAGCAGGCCAGCATTGTGTTCGAGGTCGCCGCTGACATGATCCGCATGAGCCCCGCACTCTCCAAGCGAGTGAAGATCCTCAGCAGCCAGAAGCGCATCGTCTACAAACCCACCAACTCGTTTTATCAAGTGCTCTCAGCGGAGGCGTACTCCAAGCACGGGTTCAACATCTCCGGCGTCGTCTTCGACGAACTCCACACTCAACCCAACCGAGCCTTGTTTGACGTGATGACGAAAGGCTCTGGGGATGCCCGCACCCAGCCGCTCTACTTCCTGATCACCACCGCAGGTACGGACACGCACTCGATTTGCTTTGAGCAGCATCAAAAAGCCGTGGACATTCTTGAGGGTAAGAAGACTGACCCGACGTTCTACCCGGTGGTCTACGGCGCTGGAGCCGACGAAGACTGGACCAACGAGGACGTATGGCGCAAAGCCAACCCGTCCCTCGACATCACGGTGCCAATCGAGAAGGTCCGGGCGGCGTGTGAGTCCGCGAAACAAAACCCAGCAGAGGAGAACACATTCCGACAGTTGCGGCTCAACCAGTGGGTGAAACAATCCGTGCGGTGGATGCCGATGCACACCTGGAACAACAACCAGAAACCCGTAGACCTCTCCGACCTGGAAGGCCGGGCTTGTTACGGCGGGTTGGACCTGGCATCAACCACGGACATCACCGCGTTCGTCCTCGTCTTCCCACCCGAACACGATGACGAGGCGTACGTGGTTGCCCCGTGGTTCTGGATCCCCGAAGACAACCTGAAACTCCGCGTCGCAAGAGACCACGTTCCCTACGACCTGTGGGAGAAACAAGGCTTCTTGCGGACCACTGAGGGGAACGTGGTCCACTACGGAGCCATCGAAGCCTTCATCGAACAGTTGGGCACCAGGTTTGATATTCGGGAGATCGCGTTCGACCGTTGGGGCGCCGTTCACATGAGCCAGAACCTCGAAGAAGCAGGGTTCACCGTGATCCCGTTCGGACAGGGCTTCAAAGACATGAGCCCACCGTCCAAAGAGCTAATGAAGCTCGCGCTGGAGGGCCGCTTGCAGCACGGAGAGCATCCGGTGCTGTCGTGGATGGTCGACAACATTCACGTTCGCACCGACCCTGCCGGGAACATCAAACCCGACAAACAAAAATCGACGGAAAAGATCGACGGCGTAGTCGCCACCATCATGGCCCTCGACCGCGCCATCCGACGCGGCAACGACCACCACGCCGGTTCCGTCTACGACGAGCGCGGGCTACTCGTGCTCTGAGGTGGATTACTTGAACAGATCCCAGAAGCTGAATGTGGTGCGCTTGTAG